AGAGTCTTATTAGGTAGACCACCTTTTGTGATTTTGTTAAAGTACTCAAGGTCGAATTCAATTTTCTCTTCCTTCTTATGATAGGACTCGTAACGTTGTTCGTAGTCTAACAGATAATCGTGTCCGATGTGTGTATCAAAAGATACTGATAAAGCATCGGAAAGAATCGAGGGAATACTATCACGATTTTTCTTCTCATCATTACCATCCGCAATCTGAATCGATTCCATTAGAGCAATATAGATTGCTCGATCACGACACCACTTTTCTGTGGTATCAACTAACCAACCAAACTCAGCTGGTACATCATCAAGATTTTGGATCAGGTGAACAATTTCTTTAAAAGAAGAGTCATTGATATCTTTACGTTTCTCAACTTCAATACAAAGAACTTCTTTTGTTGCTGGTTGATTGTATTCTTGAATAAACGAAAGAATTTCTTCAAAGACAATTCTCTGATTAGTATCCTCAAAGTATTCAGATTTTAGAAATGGTATAACTTTTCTTACATAGTCCTCATTATGTAACAGGTTTCTAAGAATTAGAAACTCAACCTTCTCCATAACTAAATTCCTTTCGTGCAATTTGGTCAAGTTGTTCCATTACTTCTGGAGTGAAATATACTTCAGGTTCTTTCAGAATCTGCTTAGCATAGATCTTCTTACCATCGATCTCATAACGTCCCGCTACGTTCTTCCAAAGTCCACCAATCTCACCGAGTTCAAGAAGACCATAATATCGATCAAGACCACGCTCATCGTAATATAGACGTACCTCAACATCCTTATTTTCTTTACTCAAACGCGACTTAGCAGTCTTAGCTTTGATAATATTTCCGACCACTTCTGTTCCATCTTTCTCTTTCTTTTTGCTGAGATAAATGATCGTACTTGCTGCGTATTTGAGTCCAGAGCCTCCCCCCATTTCTTTCGTTGGTACATAAGCTCCGATGACATCGTATGTGTGATTTGTGACAAGAAGTGGAACATTTGCTTGACCTAGTTTGAGTGTTAGCATTCGGAATGCACCTTTAATGAGTTGAGATTTAGTCATATCTCGAACTTGCTTATCATCCAATGCATCATTAATCTCTTTATTCGTAGAAAGCATACCCAAAGAGTCTAGCACAAACATACAAGGTTTGCGATCTTCTACAGGTGCCTTCAGGTACATATCTACCGCTTTGAGTGCCTTTGTACGAAACTCTTCAATAGTAACAACGTTAACAACAACCAGACGAGTAGTATCAATTCCACGAGATTCAATTAGAGATTTAGTGATAGCAGCCTCAGTGTCAAAGTAGAGACAGTAACCATCGGGATTAGAATCAAGAAAGTTCTTGACCACTGCGAGAGAGAAAAAAGTCTTTCCAGTAGAAGACTCTCCAGCAATAGCAGTAATCTTATTCCCAGATACACCACCAAATATGCTACCTGAAACCAGTGCATTAAAAATGTATGAACCCGTATCAACATAAGTTTCAGTCTCATCAATATCAGATGCTAACTTTGTATAGTCATCACCGATTTCTTTTACAATATCTTTAAGGAAGTCCATCACTCATCTCCAATAAAAACATAATTTGGATTTTGAGATTTAAACATCTCCACTGCCTCTTCAGTTCTAAAAAATTTAAAGAGTGTTGTATTTGGAAACTCTTTGATGTAATAATTCAGTTTAATCATCATGCTGCCATCCCGTATTGTTCACGAAGTATTTTTTTATAGGGTAAACCTTGTTCTTTAAGTTCTTTGACTAGTTTAAGTTTATGATACAAGGCAGCATCTCCACCAAAACCAAGTGCTTTTACAATAGTATCCAATTCTTTATCATTAATAGGTAAATCCATCAGGCAAAAAATGATTCAAGGCTTACAGTTTCTTCAACTTTCCATCCAATAGCATCAAGAATAACTCTCAAAGGCTCAATGAATGCTTTCTCAAATTGTAGGTCATAGTCAATGTATTTGTCAATAGCAAACTCTTTAGGAAACTCTTGAATGAATGAGATTACATTCTCATGAATTGGATTTGGTTTTTTCAAATATACAAATTTAATTTTCTCCCCATTTTGGATTGAGGAATATTTATTTGTCAGTTTCTTTTCCTTTACATAATGGTTGAAAAGAAGTGCTCCACGAACATGAATTGGAGTTCCCTTTGTATAAATGTCAGAGTGAGATCTGTACTTATTAACATCAGATACAGATCGTGGAAAAGAAATATCTTCTGGCGGAAGAGATTTAAATTCCTTTCTACATTGATCAATAAACTGGATTACTTCTTTTTCAGTTCCGTTCATCATCATCTTGAAAGATTCTTTGAACATCTTTCGGCATGGTGCGGGAGTAGAAGACTTAATAGCTTCAATACCCATGATCTTGAGTTTGGGTTCTTTATAACGAACACCTTCACTATCCCACACATTCAAGATATACCGCTTTTTAGCAGTCCAAATACCACGGTCAGCGATATTCTCACGCTTCATCTGCATCTTTTGATCGTATGCATTCACATAGGTCGCCAGTTCTTGGTAGCAACTTTCAATATACTTCTCAAGTTCCACAGAAGCGACCTTATCAAGGAACGAAACAATGCTTTCATTAGTTTTCTCTCGCCCTTTGAATACAGTTTCAACCACAGGGCCCATATTAAGATAAATGGAATCAGTGTCTGAAGCAATAACATAATCCACATCCTCAGTTTTAAGAAGTTTGTTTAGATATTCATTCATCTTGATCTCAATCCAGCGAATACTCACTTGACCTGAAAGAGTGATTGCTTCTGCGTTTGCGAGTTTGTAGTAACGGAAATACTGATTCCCAATAGCACCATAAGCAGAATTAAGCTGAATTTTTCTAGCCATTTGAATGTTGTTGCAGCGGGCAATTTCTTTAACCAGTTCTTTATTCTTAGTTTTTTCATACTCCTGTTTTGCTGCAATCATTTTCTTCTTATAAATGGTGCGATCTTTGTAGATCTTCTCCATTAGTTCTGGAAGAAATCCACGAACATCCTTTCGGAACATTGCACCGTTAGCACAAACTGCATAATCCTTATACAGTTCAAAATTAACTTCCTGGTTCAGAATTTTATCCACAGAAACATTTGGGTGCCTTTCATCCAAAAGAGTCTCAGGACTAATGTTGTACTGCATAATAAGGTGAGGGTACAGTGAGTTTAAGTCAAAGTTCACAACCCAATCATAAACTCCAGGGACAGGTTCTTTAACATAAGCACCAGCATACTTATCATCTTTTTGAGTTCTAGTTTTAGGTGGAATTACAATATCTCTCTTTTTGAGATAGTTGTAGATAATACTATCCCACATCCTAACCTGATAAAACACATCCACATAGTTTACCTTGGCGTCATAGGCCATAGTAATAGCAAGTTCAATCAGTTTCATCTTGTCTTCCAAACGGTCAACAAGTTCCACATCTACGATGTTGTACTCTACAAACTTTTGCCAATTTTGAGTATAGAAATCTTTAAAAGTATCATACTCAGAGTGATCTAGTTTCTTTTGTCCAAGTTCAACAAAAGCAATATGATCAAGACGATAAGATTCTTGGTTTGTATAAGTGAACTTTTTATACAGATCAAGATAGTCTAATTGAGTGATTCCACCAATATCATATGCCTTATGCTTTCTACCCTTGACAAATATTTCTTCTTCAGAAACCAATCCCCATGGCGACATGCGACGAGCAAGTTTCTCCCCAAGAACTTTATCAAGACGGCCAACAAGATAAGGAATATCGTAAAGTTGAATGTTCCATCCAGTCACAACTTCAGGAATATTATCTTCTTGCATCCACCAGTTAATAAACGAGCTCAAAAGAGCATGTTCAGTGGAACAATGAAAATACTTGACATTCTTTTGTTTGGTCTCAAAAGGTTTTACTCCCCAAGTCATAATTTGCTTGGTAGAGTAATCTTGAATTGTAATAGTGAGAATTTCTTCCGAACAAGAATCTGTATCTGGAAATCCATGCTCAGCAGCAACCTCAATATCAATAGTTGTCAGTTTGATTTTACTAATGTCAAATTTAATTTCTTCTTCTGGATATTTGTCTGAGATGTATTGGCAGATATAACGATCATTTCCATAAATCTTAAACCCTTCAACATCTTCATACTTTTTATAAAACTCCCTACAATCTTTTACAAACCCAGGTTGAATAGGTTCAACAGATTCACCATCCAAAGTTACATATTTTGTTTTCTTTTTTGAGGGAACAAATAATGTTGGAGAATATTCTTCCTTAAACATTACATGTTTTCCATTATCAAATCCGCGAACAAGAAATTTGTTCCCGATCATCTGGACATTAGTATAAAATCTCATTTAATAAGTTCAGTGTATTTTTCAACAAGAGTTGGACGAGGTTCAGTAATAGTTAAGATCTTATCAGAATGAATCATGAAAGTATCTTGTGTAGTTACATCATTTAACCAAGGTTCCAAAGTTGGAGGAACAGTTTCAAGTTTTTGATACTTAACCAAGAACGGTTTAATCAATTTACAATCAGGTTCCCCAAGTTCAGAACCAACTTCTTCAATCTGCGTTATCAGAACTTGTTGATTCGTCAACACTATTAATGCGGGTTTCATTTCTTCTCTCCACTGCTTTCTTAAAGTTTTCTATTTTATTCAAATATGAGGTTTTAATTTGATCAATCGGATTTGTTATTGATACAACCCAATCAAGAGGAATAGTGATCTGGGTATCATGTGTCAATGGCTGCCAAGGATAAAATCCCACTTGAAATCCATCTTCCCCAGAATCCTCAAAAAGACTTTGGCCATTCATCAACTTAATTGTGTAAGGAAATTCCAAAGAATACGCAACTGCAGTTTCATCCTTGTGAATTTCCTTAATATCGCAAATAACATCTTCTCCCGATCTAAGAGTAACTAATTTTAAAGACATTTACACTCCATATCCTTTATTCATTTTAGCAATAAAAAAGAGGGGTGTCAACTGGATTTGGCCAGTTACCCCTCCGAAGGCATAGCGCCGACGATATTCAATTATATTTAGAGATAATCTTTGCGTGCATGATGTTCTGGAACAATCTTGCCAAGTCTAATAGTTAATAGTCCATTATCAAAGGTAACTTCTCGTACTTCTGTATCGTCGGAGAGAGTCCACGCCCGTTTGAAAGATCGTTGAGCCAATCCCTTATGGACGTAGTGGGTATCAGTCTCTCTGTCCTCCTTTTGTCCTTCAACAAAAAGTTTTCCATACTCTGTGTATACATAAACTTCTCCTTTCTTAAATCCAGC